ATGTAAACCTAGTAGAAGAAATGGTTAGGCGGTCTACTACTACCATTGAAGAAACAATAGACTTTTATCACCATGTGTTGTAAACAAAAATAACCCCCTATCCAATTAAGGATAAGGGGTCTTTTAACGAGGTATTATATTATGGCAATGAAACGAGCAAACGGCTCCGGTACTGTATATAAAATGAAACATAAGCCACTACGCAAGCCTTATCGTGCAGTAGTTACTTATGGATACGATGCTAATGGTAAGGCTATTCGTAAGTCTGTAGGTACATTTGCTACTCAAAAAGAAGCCTATACTGCCCTAGCCTTATATTCCACTAACCCACCACCAGATGAGCAACGTAAAATCACATTTGGACAATGCTTTGAATGGCGAATTGAAGAAGCAGAACGGCAAGGACTATCTAAAGGCCGTATGAAAATCATACATACTATACAAAAAATGGTTGAGCATCTTAACAATATAGAGATGAAGAATATGCGTGCTGCACATTTTCAACCTATCTTCGATAAATCAACGCATACTAAATCATATCAGAAATTAATTAAGGCTATTATTGTATCAGTAGGCACTCTTGCAGTTAAACAAGAAATCATACCACGCAACTATTTTTCAGATATTATCATTAATAAAAATGCTACACCAATTAAAAAGGCTAATATTTTTACGAATTTTGACCTCTACGCTATGTGGCAACACTCTGACGATATAATTATCAAGCTAACTCTAATCTACGCTTATACAGGACTTAGATTGAATGAATTACAAACTATGAGGTTAGATGATATCCATTTAAAGGAGCGCTACATGATAGGCGGTTCAAAAACAGAAGCTGGTAAGGATAGATGTATTCCTATTGCAGAATGTATATATCCGTTCATCAAAGAATTGTATCAGCAAGCCAAATTTAAGCGTGTAACGTGCCTTTTGGATAAGGTAATACATAAAGACACCTACCGCAGAGAAATGCAGCGTATGTGTCAAAATCTTAATTTAGGAGACCATAAGCCACATGATACTAGACATACATTTATATCCATGGCAAGCAACGTAGGTATAGATGAAGTTATTATTAAACGTATCGTAGGACACTCTAGCAAGAATAATATCACGCAAGAGGTGTACACCCATAAGACGATACAACAATATATTGATGCGGTTAATAAACTACCCTTTGGCGATGCATTAAAGGGTGAGCAACAGTTGAGCAACGCTAACAAAATTTAACAATTTTTCCCATACAGGCAAAATAAAAAACCCAGTAAGTACGCATACCTACTGGGTTCTTATTTTTGTGTTCTTATTCAGCGGAGATAATCAGATATATCTAACTATCCGCTTAAATACTACACTTATGATATTTTAGGTTGAGCAACAGTTGAGCAACCATTAAAAGCTATAACGAGTTTTAACGATTTATAATGCTATCTTGAATAAAAATTATGTCAACTAGTTCCATTTTGGAACGTGTTCACATGAGTCCGCCTACTCAACTGACAACTAATAGTTGATAGTTGCGTGTATCCACCATTACACGCTATGGAGATGTATGGATCACTTCCTTAGTTCTTAGATGCAAGATAAATAACAGTACCACCTAATAGGATATTCAACAACTTACTTTTGCGTTGCTCCATCTTGGCTTTCGCCAATGATAACTTTTGCTCGTTCAGCATCTGCTCTTGCTTCTGTAGTAAGTTCCGTGCTTCTGTTAATTGCATCCTCTGTTCGCTGATTAAGTTCAACGCTTCGATTAATTCGCTCTTCTGTTCGTTCGTTGAGAGTTTGGCTACTCTCAACTGCATTTCTAACTCGTTGATTGTAGTCAATTGCTTGTTGATTGTACTCTCTAGCGTTTCGAAGTTCGTTTTCAGCGTTACGTATTCCTGTGGTGTCAATGTTACTGCTTCTGTTGGTGTAGAACCATACACAGAGGAAGCACACAATGATAAGAATAACAGGAACGCACCAAGGATACTTTTCAGTAAATTGTTTAACTTTAACATACATATATACCCCCTATATATTACTTCCCCATTGCTGAGCATAATATTTTGCTTTCATGCGAATTACATCACCGCCACTACCAGCTTCATCACCTTCACGGACTACCCACAAATCCCAACGTTCGCAAGTAGAATTAGGGCCGTATGGTTCATGTGCATACCAGCCGTCCATGTTATCGGCTGCTTCTGCGTGAGTTAGTACATTACTGATACTAGCTGGTAACCCTAAATCAACACACAATACTGCCACTACTTGTGCTAGTGTTTCAATCTGTGCATCTGTTGGTGGATAATTACCCAAGTTATTTACCCATTGTGCATTATAGGCACAGTCTAAAGAGATACCAACTGCACCACTATTACGCATCCATGTATGGTTCTTATGGTCTGTTAGTTCGCCGTCAATGTAAATATTACCGCTACCATCAATATTGATATGGTAATCGTCAAATTGTTGGTTGTATCTACCAGCAGTCCAATGTAGATATACCTTATTAATTTCACCTACTGCACGGCTACAGTAATCATTTAAATCGCTTAAACTAATGTTTGTCATCCACATTGCCCCTTTCAATCATAGGTATCTTTGGCGGTTCCTCTAATTTATCTGGAATACCATTACCATCTTTATCTATCCAAAGTGCTAAGAACCCTACAAGGGCAGTTAGTACACTTGGAATAAAGATATGATCTATGATATTAATGCCTACATTAATCAATTTATTCATATCATCTGAAACATATCCTTGACTGAATACCATTACATATTCTGCTACTACCAATAAAATAGGCACTAGCATTGTTAGTACTAGCGCCCTTGTTGCCCACATCCCTGTTGGATGAATATTGGCTATCTTTATAGAATTGTATGATTTTTTAATTGAATTAATGAGCTTTTGAGGTATGTTCATGAAGTTCATCCTTAATATCCTCAACACGTACTTCTAATGCTTCAACCTTTGCAGATAGTAATACTTGCTTGCTTTCAGCTTTAATTCGTTCTGCACGTGATAATTTAATTTCATCCTTTAAATCTTTTAGCGTATCAGTTAATACGCCCCATTTTTCTTGAAAGATAAGATTATCTTGCATCCGTTGTGAGTCTAATTGTTGTAACAACGGAATAATCAATAATCTATATCCTGCACCTGCAACAACACCAACTATTGTGAGTGTTGTTAAGATGTCATTCAACTCAAATTGCCAAGTCCACATCTATTACACCTTTCTCCAATAACCAATAATATCAATAATATACCGAGTGTTTGCCGGTACACCCCAAGCCTTAATCATACGACTGTTTCGTTCAACATAAACACTATTGTTATTTACATTAACGCTTTTTTCTATTAGTCGTACAGCAACTGGCGAATTTGGTGGAAGCGATGCGACCACGTTGCCATTACCGGAAGGGGCAGTCAATTTAAAGTCAAAATGCAAGTACCCCCAACCTGTAAGTGGATCATATGCTAAATATCCTCTATCAGCACCTCGCTCACCTGCTATTGCCGTTCCCCATACAACTTCGTATATTTCGACTGGTTGCGAAGTTACTTGTCCACCACCGCTTCCAGGGTCGCCTTTAGGCCCTCTTAATGCTAGTAATTGTTCTGCCGTAAAATCAGAATATTTGAATGGCTCACCTTTATCACCCTTTGGCCCTTTAAGTGCATTAAGTTGGTCTTGCGTGAAGTCAGAATATTTGAACGGCTCACCTTTAGGTCCTGGTGGCCCCTGTTCACCCCTAGGGCCTTTTAAATTTTCTAATTGTTCTTGTGTGAACATATCATAAGTAAAAGGCTTTCCGTCTTTACCAGGCTCACCTTTAAGACCGTTAACTCCATCTCTACCAGGAGCACCAGGAGGTCCAGGAAGGCCTTGAATACCAGGTGGTCCTTGAATGCCTTGCAGCCCTTGTTCACCGTTTAGTCCGTCAATACCATTTCGACCAGGTTCGCCTGGAGGTCCAGGAGGACCAGGAGGTCCTTGCTCCCCTGGTTCACCCTTAGGCCCTTGCAATTTAATAATTTGGGTA